TTATATCAACCCTTATACCTTTGCTGCTGCTGCTGCTGGTATTGTCACCAGTGGGTTGGTGTTAAATCTTGATGCTGGAGACGCCGCTTCATATCCAGGTAGTGGCTCCACATGGACTGATTTGACTGTCAATGGAAACGACGGCACCCTCAACGGTAATCCCACATATACCTACTCCGATGGGGGCGCAATTGTTTTTGATGGTTCAAATGATTATGTGGCCTTAGGAGGACCCGCCAGTCTAAATAATCAATACACTACGCATGAAGTGTGGGTTAAGTTTGATAATGCCACAGGCGGTGCTTTTTATAATATCATTTCAAGGTTAAATACAAGCCCAGGCACGTTTACTATGCTCAAAACTAATACCAATGTTTACATTTTTAACACAAGAAACTCCAGCAATAGCATTGCTCAAGTCACACTAAGCACCGCTCCTGTGTCATCGTGGACTCAGTTGGTACATTCTTATGATGGAACAACTGTAAGAACTTATGTTAATGGTGTTGCTGATAATACAAGCACCAGCATATCAGGGCCTCTTAATACAAGCGGAGCATTTGATATGAAAATTGCTACTAACAACTCTCCAGCCAACTATCTAGATGGAAACATTTCAGTGGTGCGTGCGTATGACAGAGCCTTGACTGCTGCTGAAGTCACTCAAAATTTTAACGCCATCAAGAGTCGTTACGGCTTGTGACCCTCCTAATCGGCATCTTTCATACGCAGCACACTGCTGCATTTAGCCATTGCGCCTTCACCGGCAAGGCATTGCGCTTTCTGCCGCAGGAATTCATCCAGGCGTTGGCGGCGGCGTCCATAGCCTGAAAGCAACACCGCAATTCCTAGCGTGGAATTTCTACAGCATCCAGCTTTTTGGATCGTGTTAGCAGCTGCGTCTGAATTGATCGCGCTCTCGCCAAAGCTGAAGTCCAACTCGATCATCCAGCTGGTGCTCCAGGCGCTGTATGCGATCAAGCCGGGAAAGCGCTAAAGCCAAACGTCACGCCGACTGGTCCTCTGGTGGTCACGTTATTTACCACCAGACCCCGTGATGCCGAAGCCGAGGTTCTCATCAATGATGCCAAAACGCTCGCGTCCCTTGACGCAGCGGAGGCCGCCTGGCATGAAGCGCAACCTAAAGCTCCCGATCCAGTGATCATCGAGCACCCTATCGATGACACCCTGCAAACCGGCGACAGCCGCCTGCTAGGCGGTGCGATGGAGATCAAGTCCCCGTGGCGTAACGAATGACCCACCCACGCACCCAGATTCGTCAAGCCTTCCGCGACCGGCTGATTGATGCAACGGAAGCAGAGGAGCGCGTCTACATCGGCCGGCTAATGCCGCTGGAGGAGCCAGATCTACCGGCCATCGTGGTTCATACCCGCGAACCAGAAGAGATCCAAAGCCGCAGCATCTCAGGATGGAAAGGCTATGAGCGCCGCCGCTGCATCGTCTCGGTGGTTTGCATTGCGCAGAGCTTTGATGACATCGACGCTGATCTGGACGCTATGGCCGACCAGGTGGAAGCCGCTTTGCAGAGCTGGGTCATCCCTGGTTTTGAATCCACCGATGCGTTGCTGCTCGATACCCGCAGCGATGACCCAGAGTTTGATGGCAGTCTTACAACCGGCGCCACCGCCTTGCGGTACTTGGTCACGTATCAAACGGCCTACCGCGACTGCAGCAACCCTTACGTGGTCACCGGCGGCAGCCTAGAGCAATCCGGTGCATACCCTGGAGGACAGGTCACGCCTGGCTGTCCAGCGGACAATACCGGCGAAGCGTGTCCCATTGGTGACGCTGAGCTGTTCTCTCAACAGGAGCCGATTAACTAATGGCAACCCGTAAGCGCGCCAAGACTGACGCAGGCGAAACCAAGCTCAATGCTGACAACCTGGCTGAGTTCATCGGCTTTGAAGGCGACAGCGACAAACTCAGCAAGGCCATCGAGCTGAGCTGCGCTGCTGCTGAATCCTTCACCGGCCGACCTGTGCCAGCGGAGATAGGCCACAACCTATCCCAAGGCATCAAGCTGCTTGCCACCAAGCTGCTGCTGATCGACAAGCTGGACGAAGCACCTGCCGAGCAGGACATCCCACTTGTGGTGCGTTACTACTTCAGGCTGGCAGCTGATGCTGGGCGTTAACCGCAACGATCAAACCACCAGCGGCGTCGGCTCAGCCGAAAGCACGGATCAATCGCGGCGGCTGAATAACGTGGCGCGTTACGGCACCATTGCCGAAGCAGATTACACCGGCGAAACGGCAGGATTTCCCGCTATCCGCGTGCAGCTCCAGGATGGTGAGATTCTTTCAGACTGGGTGCCGTGGTTCTCGCCGCGCGCTGGTAAGGATCGGGTCTGGGATCCGCCTGAAGTCGGTGAGGTGGTGATGCTGCTGGCGCCATCTGGTGAGCTGGCCAACGGCGTCGCGATCCCTGGCCTGTTCTCTGATGGCAACGCCAACGGCGATCGCGCCGGTCTGCAACGCCGCACCTATGACGATGGCACCGTGATCGAGTACGACCGCGAAGCGCACAAGCTCACGATTGACGCCACCGAATCTGATGGCCAGGTGCTGGTAAAAAGTCAAAGCGTGACGGTGGAGGCCAGCGGTGCGGTGACGATCAAAGGCTCCACAATCAACCTAAATCCTTGATGGCCAAGATCATGCGCGTCGGTGATTCAGGCAGCCATGGCGGCAGCATCACAACCGGCAGCGCCAACGTAAGCGCTAACGGCAAACAGGTCGCCCGCGTTGGCGATACTTACAGCTGTCCAATTCACGGCGCCAACCCGATCACAACCGGCAGCAGCGATACGTTTGCCAATGGCAAGGCCGTTGCACGCGTTGGAGATAGTACAGCCTGCGGCGCTACGCTGACTGGTGGAAGCTCTAACGTGGAGGTGAACTGATGGCCGGAATGAGCCGCGCCACTGGCACCACGCTTGATGGCTTTGATCACCTAAAGCAGAGCATCACCGACATCCTGACGACACCCGTTGGCACACGCGTGCATCGTCGTGATTACGGCAGCCGCCTGCCGCGACTGGTGGATCGTCCAATTAACAACAGCCTTGTATCTGACCTGGTAGCTGCCACTGCTGAGGCGCTTGATCGCTGGGAGCCACGGCTGCGGCTAGAGCGGGTAAAGATCGACAGCGTGAGCGCTGAAGGGAAAATCGAACTTAGCCTTGTTGGATACTATCTACTTAATGGCCAACCGATTGAAATTGAAGGACTGGTGATCTGATGGCCACAATCGATTTCAGCTCCATCCCAGCACCAGAGATTATCGAGGAGCTTGACTTCGAGACAATCCTGGCGGCAATGATTGCGGATTTGCAAAGCCGTGACCCGTCCTACAGCGAGATCCTGGAATCAGATCCAGGCATCAAGATCCTGGAAGTTGCGGCCGCGCGCGAGTTGATCCTGCGGCAACGTATTAACGATGCACTCAAGGCCACGTTGCTGCGCTACGCCAGTGGTGGCGACCTGGACAACCTGGCCGCGTTCTATGGCGTCACTAGGCTGGAAGACGAAATCGACGAGACGTTACGGCTACGCACCATCGATCGGGTCATGGGTAGCAGCACCGCTGGCGGCCGGTCGTGGTACAGGTTTCAAGCGTTGAGTGCCAGCTCGCTGATTGCTGATGTGAACGTCGACAGTCCAGCACCAGGTGAGGTGCGGATCTCGGTGCTGAGTACACAGAACAACGGCGTACCCAGTACTGCGCTGCTTGAAATAGTCGATGACGTGGTGCAATCGGATGCAGTGCGCGTTATCACCGACACGGTGACGACAGTGAGCGCGCAACTGGTCACGGTGAACGTGCAGGCTGAGGTGTGGCTGCTGCCTGAAGCACCCGCAACAGTATTCGACACCCTGGAGGCAACGCTGCGTGACGACTTCGCTGCTGAATCTGGCCTTGGCTGGGACGTGACGTTGAGCTGGCTGATTGCCAAGCTGCAGCAACCCGGTGTGCAACGGGTCATGCTCCAGGCACCTACCGCTCGGGTGGTATGCGACGCAAACATGGCGCCGGTTCTTGGCACTGTGACGCTCACCCTGATGGGTCGTGATCGATGAGCCGCTACGACCTACTGCCGCCTAATGCAACCACGCTGGAACGTGATTTCAGCCGCAGCACATCAAGCCTGGAGCGAACCGGCGCAGCAACACCGGTCGTTCGCACTGCTAAACGCATCAGTATTCCCGACAGCGTGGTGCCATGGCTGATCTATGAATACGGCCTAGGCGAGCTGCTCGACTTCATCCCAGATCAACGCCAGGCCATTGCTGATGGCGTTCCCTGGCAACGCATCCGCGGCACGCCTCAGTCGCTGATTGATGCACTCGACTGGATCGGCCTTGAAGGCGAGATCGACGAATCCGAAGGCGGCAGCACTCGATGGGCGGAATATCAGATCGGCCTGCCGGCACCCGTCCAGGGATTGGACATCATCCGGCAGATCATGGCGGTGGCAGTGCTGAGCCAGCCGCAGCGCTCACGGTTGCAGCGTGTCTTCAGCGTTTACGACTACCGCCGCTTTGTGCTGGATGACAGCCTGCTGTCCGATGGTAGTCCGCTAAGCGATCACACCGGCACGCGGCCGATCTCTGGCGGTCCGCAGATCAGCTTCGGTGATTACCGCGCTGCGTTGATCAACGCACCACCAACGCTGCGTGTCAGCACGGTCTGGGTGTATCCGTTGCTG